TGTTCAACAACAAATATTTATGAACCCTGAAAAATATAAATTCGCAAGAAATCAAGAAGAGATTATAAATGCTGAAGAAAAAGAAGATGAAGTAAATAGATTAGAAACTCTTAATGAAAAAAATAGAAGCAGACAGAAAACAATTCGAAGACTTATTAAACATAAGTGTTACAGATAATTATTATAGAAACCGTATGCAACAAGATGATGCTTATAGACTAGACAGCACTTCGAATATGCCTGGCGGCACACCAATCACTGCAAATATACCAGGAGGAAGACCAATTGGAACTGCAAATATACCAGGAGGCACACCAATCGGCACTGCGAATGCGCCAGGAGGAAGAGGGAATTTTTTAGATAGCGATGCTTACAGAGAAATGCTTTTAAATATTATCAAGAAAGAGAAATGGGTACAGGAAATATGCCAGGAGGAGTTGATACCATGGGACTACCTGTTCAAGGAGATATAACAACAGATGTAAATAAAGACCTTATTATTCCATTTATAAATGAAACACCTATAGGGGAATTAGATACTGACTTAGGTATAAAAAGTTTAAATGAATTTGACGTCAGAAGTTTAGGTGGAAATAATGAAGAGCCAAGAGATAATAATAACGCTTTTGGTGACGAAGCATCAAATTCTATTACACCTTATAATAACGCTTTTAATTTAGAATTTAGAAATCAAGAGGGAGCAACGCCTGGATACGGAGGAGATGACGGTCAAAGATTTGCAAGTTTTGAAGACTTAGATGTTGGGTTAAAAACGGGGGTTAATAGAATTTCTGAAATAGTAGGAGATGGTAGAAGCACAGAAGGATTTTTAAATATTTATGCTCCTAGATCAGATAATAAAAATCTTTTGATAATTATTTAGCTGAGTTAGTAAAAGAGTAGGGCCTACTATTGAGCCTAATGAAATTAAAGAACTAAGCGAAGGGGTAGTTAAATTTGAAAATAAACCAGAAATAGCGGATAAGTATTTAGCTTATCTTCAAGCAAACGCTGATAAAATTTATGATGGAATTATTTCATCTAAGAATAACACAATGTTAGCTGAAATTACACAAAAAGACATAGATAGATTTAAACAACCTATGACACAAATGATGGATTTTGAAACTTACAAAGACATTAATCTAGACTCCACTATAACACGAGAAGAATTTAACCAATTAAAAGCACGAGTGGCGTAGACTAATTGATAGACCTCACAAAAATTTTTAAGGACAGGGTACGTCTCCATGAAGGGTGCGTCGAAATCGTCTATTTAGATAGTCTGGGTAAGGCTACCATTGGTATAGGTCACCTTGTACAACCACATGAAAAAGAAAGATACAAAGAAGGTGTGACTTTATCTCAACAAGAAATCGAAGATTTATTTGATATAGATTTAAACAGAGCAGCTGCTGGAGCAGAAGAATTAATTGGAAATTTAGAGCTCCCTCAAAATATTCAGCATGTCATTGTTGAAATGGTTTTTCAGCTTGGGAAAACTGGCGTTTTAAATTTAAAATATGTGGAAAGCTCTTTCTGAAAAGAACTTTGTACAAGCAGCAGTTGAAATGCGAGATTCACAATGGAGAATACAAACCCCAGGTAGATGTGAGTCATTAGCTAAAATCGTTGAAAACGCTTGATTTTTTTTCTTTTTAAGTAAGCATACAGGGGGTACTTAAAAGTTTATAAGTAGATTTATATATGATTATTAAATTTTTTTTAGTTAGGTATTTTTTTGTTGTAGCTACAAACGATTGTATTTAGAGTATCAGGAGCGTCAGGATTCGATAGCTACGAAGAGTGCGTACGATATGCCAATGCCATAGAACAAAATTTGCTAAACTATACAAAAGGTAAAGCTGTAGAAATAGATTTGAGTTGTATTGATGCGTTTGAGCTACCTAGAATAAACTTTATATAGATCTTCTTTTAAATGACTTAGGAAATTCATTGTAGTTTAGATATTCAGTATAAGCCCATTGCCAATCATTACCATATTCAGATTTACAGTAATTTTTTAAATCATTATCCGGGTTATTTTTAAATAAAATGCTAAAGAAGTTTAGGAAGTGGTTCTTAGCACTATCTGTGAGATTCATCATGCCCAGAATATAGGCTAAAAAATTATTTTTTACTCTTGTTTTTTTGAGACTTCTTCTCTGCATAAAAAGCATACTTCCATTGTTGGCTAGAGACTAAACATATATCATTATGTAAAACTTTAATTAATCCTAGATTTAATTCTAAAGGTTTATGCTTCTCCATTTTATCGTACTCATCATCTGTAAAAGTACAGTAAAATTTTCCGTCTTGATAAGATAATCTCATTTAAGTTTCTCCTTATGGATTGTCGCTTGCCTATCTCCTATGATCCATATCATAAGAGCTATAAGCACCAACAGTAGTGTATTAAGTATAAGTAGTGCAATGATCATTTGATTCCTCCTTATATTTTTCTATCATTAGTTCTCCTGTTAAGTCATATTTTTCTATCATTAGTTCTCCTGTTAATTCATCAGTGTAAACCAAACCATCCATTGTAAAGGTATATATTTTTAGCTTTGAGTAGACACTTTCTTCTGATTTTTTATCTATGTTCATTTTATTTCTCCCCAGTTTTTACCTAGTTCCACATCACACTTTGAAGGTACGTGAAGTTCAACAGCAGACTCCATAACATCTTTGATACCTTGTATCTGGGTCTCATCTTCAACGGAGATATCTAATTCATCGTGGATTTGAATCATAGGAATAACGCGGAAAGCCTTCCATAATTCAACCATTGCCTTTTTGGTCTGATCTGCTGCCGAACCTTGTATTAAACGATTAAGAGCACGATAAGTATGAGCTCTTTTAATTTGATTAAGAGGCCATTTCTTTAACGCATTCTCGTAGTTTGAAACTGTTTTATCTTCAAAGTCTCTGCTCTCCCATAATTCAAAACGACACTTGCGTCCAAGAAGAGTTCTCATATGACCTTGTTGGTCCGTGTGCCTAGTAGCTAAACTAATGATGTCTTTTAAGAAAGGCACTCCTTCATTATATGTTTTCTTTAATTGTTTTGCTTGTTCTACTGTAATATCTAAAGAAGCAGCGAGCTTCGCTAATCCCATTCCATACATTAAACCTAGTCCAATAGTCTTAGCTTCTTTTCTAGATATACCAGCCATGTCTGCTGTCACCTGATGAAAGTCTGTGCCTTCATCTTTAAAAAATTTAATTAAAGTATCTGCTCCATCTAAATCTCTGTGTTTAGCATAATGAACTAAAAGTCTTGGCTCTTGCTGTGAATAGTCAAACGTTCCCCACTTCGTTCCTTCTTCAGGAATAAAGATAGATCTGATCATAGGACCAATTAATTGATCTCTAGCTGGTATCTGTTGTAAATTAGGATTACTCATAGATAGTCTACCTGATACAGTCCCTCCAAGATCAGATCTTAGTTGTTGTATCTCTCCATGAATTCTACCTTTGACTTGGTATCTTAGAATAGAAGATAAGAATGTGCTATGAAATTTATTGATCTCTCTTGCACTAACAATAAGTTGTGCTATTTTATTCTTATTATTTATCAACCAATTTTGTGTAAAGGAAGGTTCTTTTGTTTTTTCAGTTCTTGGATAGTCTAATTTCTTTTTGTCAAAAGCTTTGGCAATCTGGCGGGGTGCCCAAATATCTATGTCTATTCCTGTTTCTTTTTTTATGGCCTGTAGTATTTCTTTTTCTTTGGCTCATCATTTCTGTTTTTAATTTTTCAGCTGATTCCACTTGGACTCTCACACCTCGTTGACGCATTTTTATTAGTACCGGAATTAGTTGTTGTTCTAACTCCCACACCGTTTCTAAACTCTGTATTCTTATCTCTTGTTTAAATCTTTGCCACAACTTCAATGTAAGTTCTGCATCTTGTTCTGCATAGTAACCAACATGTCTGCAGGTAACTTCCACATCTCTGCTTTAGGATCTATACCGTGAGCTGCTGCAGCTTCTCTTAATTCTGTCTCTGCTTTTATTTCTCCAAGATAATCTACTGATAATGCATTCAATGAATAAGAAAATCTATTCTCATCTATTAGTGCTGCTGCTATCATGGTATCTATAATAGGGCCGTGAACCGTGATCCCTGATGCTTCTAACCAACCAACATCATACTGAGCATTATGAAATACTTTAGGACAAGGAAGTGCACATACATCTTCATATATTTTTTACTTGTTCAGGTATCATGTTACCTCCACTAAATGACCAAAAGGAAAGTAGCCCTTCCAACCACAACAGCTACTGCGAAACCAACTATCTCTCCTTTACTAAAGCCCAACCAGCTCCAAGCTTTTCATTAATACCATCGTCTCTAGTCTCTAAGTCAATTGCAATCTCAGTTGCATCAGATAAATCTTTATACTCTAATGGTGTATTCCACATTGATTTCTTAAACGTTAGGGTAAGCTGTAGTCCGTTCATATAATTTACTTTTGTTTGTTTCTAATGATCTTAAAAATTTAAGTTCTTTGTTGTGTTTATCTAAATAGCTTCATTCAAATTGTTCTGATAAATACCTGCATCTACTGTAATATGATCTTTGCTTGCATTATGAATTACAGATTTAGGTAACCATATACAATAACCATTCTCTAATCTTATTCGAATAGCTTTTCTAGTTTGTGTGACTAACACATAATCTCTAATTGTTTTCATTTCTTTTTATCTCCCCAAATACCCATATCTAATTTTTTCTCTTCTAGATGTTGTATCTCTAAATCACAATAATGTTTTATCTTCTCTATATCTTCAACTGTTTTACCTTTAGTTAAATATCTACAAACATATTTTATTACATTTGCTTGAAATGGATTAAGGCCATTCTTTCTAATAAACGTCCATGGTTGAATTATAAATTGTTTATAGTGCTTGCCTCCTACTTGTTTAGCATCGGGAAAATTTTCATCGAACATATCTTTATTTGTCATTTTTTCTCCAGGACATAAATTAAATAATCTGAACCTATTGGGTAGTTAAACTTATAGTCAGTTCTCAGTAGATGTAAAGTTTTCTTGCTCTTGTTGCACCGGTATACCAGACCTTACGTTCATTCACTTTTTTCTTGTTTATTCTTGTTTAGCAT